CAAGTGTTATCATCACCGTCTATCGCATAGTCCCTTATTGTCTCTGTGTTATTGCCATATGTTATCATATTCGAATCTATCACTGTTTCAGGAGTGGGTAATTGCAATTGAACCTTGTCTACTTTTACATAAAAGGCTGGGATTGTTACGGTCTCTTTTGTGGCCGTATCTACAATATATTCATATGTCCCCAAGTGCCACACATCTGTATTGTCTAAATAAAGAACGCATGTTAACGTTCCAGTAAAGACACTATTCCATACTTCACTTGAATAATCGCTCCCAAACGTATAAATGCTTCCTAAATTATCCGATGGCTCATAATCCATATATGCTTCTGGGGAAGGAACTGTTTCGTTTTGAACATTTGCCGGAATTTGAAGAACAATGTTTTCTACTGTCATTGCCAGACCCGCCCGATAAAATGTTATTACGGAATTCGGATCTACCTTATAAGGAAACCTTATTTGGTTCCTGTCTGTTCTACCCCATGTTTCAACGCTGCCTTCTTCTTTTGCTATATAACTTACACCAATAAGAGGAATGTTTGGGGCGGTAGTATCTCCCCCCTCTTGAACTAATAATGTATCACCTATGTATAATTTTGGTTTATGTGGATATGTTAATATTTGAGACACCCTATCATCATCAAGATTTGCCTCACCTACTGTATAAATATAATATTCTCCCGTTGAATCGGTCGCAACATGCCGAAGTGCGACTCCATTTGCAAAAGATATATAATTAGCATCTCCTCCAACCAAAAGACTTCCACTGTTCTCACTATCATCAAGGTCTAACATTAAATTATGAGGGGCAGAGTTTTCCCCGAATAAAACTACTCTTGTATATATCTCTTCGTCTGCTATCCAATTAATAGATTTTTTGAGTTTTAATTCATAATCTTCTGTGTCCTTTTGATACAAATAACTGGCCCATATTTTATCACTTCCAACAGTTCTAATAATATAATTTGGAGCGACAATTTTCCTTAACGCAGTAACACAATCAAATCTATTCTTATATTTGTCAATTTTAAATTCTATACCATTAATTTGAATCCCAGTTGCTTGTAACGTCTTAAATGTATAAGACACATTATATGATAGTGTCTCTACTCCAGCATAAGCACTATCAAGCACAATAAACCCAAATCTTTGTGCAATTTTATTAGAAGCAGTGTCTGAATTTGGTAAACGAGTAATTGTAAACCCTCCTGGAATTGTAAAATCTCCAGAAATCATATCGTCGGTTATGTTGTTATAATCAAAATACCAAACCCTATTTGCTTCATAATATTGATTCGCAGAGGCAGGAACCATATGCGGTACAGCAACTGTTCCCTGCGTCCCTCTTGTGCATCCCTGGAACGATGGTTGATAATACTGATTAACCGTACTATCATTCTCTCCATACCCATTAAGATCAGAATCAAATTGTCCCCTGACACATCCTGTTAAATTATTTCCTGCTTTTCCAGCATAATATATTATTTCCTCGTTATTTATCTGAATATATCCAGACGAATCAAATCCAGACGCATCTGTTAATGAAATTGTTGTATCATCATAATCAATGTTAGCAGACAACGTTGTAGTAGACACGGTTCCAGTGCCAGTCTTGGAAGTATAACTTATAACCTCTTCCCCTATCCTAATTTTTCCAGCAGAATCAAAAGCATCCGTATCATTTACCCAAATTATTGTAGCAGCCGAGGTTAAATCCTTTTTAAGTTGCGTTTTGGCATCTATTGTTATTGCCGATGAATTAGGTATCAGGTTATCATAAGATCTTCCTTCCCAATTTGAAAGAGTTTCCAATATGTTGGTTGAAGTAAACACCTGGTTACCATATCCGTCTGGTTCTGTTATTATCTCCTCTAATATATCCTCAATATAATTCGCCGTTGATAAATCATAATAACTATAATTAACAACAATATAATAATTTTCAATATTTATAGCAGAACCCAATACTAATTGTCCTGTTTCATATTTAATTTCATATCCAGTCCATACAGGATCTATTCTCCCCTCTTTTGTATTCCATACCCTAAGGGTTGGCGGCGGAATATTAGCTATGTTTGAATTATTAAAATTAAACACCTGGGCATGGTCTGTATAACTACTCATCTCTATTGCGGTTAATCTTTCGTTGTTTATGTCTGTCTTTGTTGATTCAAAAACCTTATCAATTTGCATGTCCTCAAGTTTAACTATCTTATCAAGACATTTTAATGCTACAACACTATTTCCTGCCGAGGCTTGAGGATTAGATTGTCGCACATACCCAGTAAATTTTGTAAATAATTCTCGGTTTCCTTTTACTAACATACCCTCTTTAAGTTCTATCTCATCCCCAAAGTTTATCTTTTGTGCTGATATCACTTGTTCCGCAGGTTGTTCTTCAGGCTCAACTATTATACTGCTTAATGTTGATACCTCTGCATCGGTTAATGCTGAATTGTATATGGCAAAATTATCTATTTTACCATTTGAACAACCACTATATGTGTCAGGACCATATGCGGGTGACGCTGGGGACGAACCTATTAAAAAGTCAGGGTTGTCAATAGGATTAACAGTCATACCAGATCCATCATATGAACCAACATTCACACCATCCACAAATAAATCTAATTGTTTCGTTGTTCCGTTCCATCTTAAACATATTTTATACCATACATTATTGTCTGGAATACATCCACCATTTAAGATTTGTATATATGAAAAGCCCGGCTTCTGAGCAAAAAATTGTGCTCGCAATCCTGTCCCATAATTTTCCGTTAACCAAAACCCACCACGAGTCACTCCAACAAGATCGGACATACAAAATAAAGCAGGACTCATAGAATACCATGCCGATCTGTTATATGCTAAAATTATAGTAAAACCACTATTTATTAAATTATGAAACCCAGGTCTAATTCCACAGCTTATGGCACTAGCCTTGCCAGGAAGATTACTCGTCATAAAATAACCTGCCCGCCCAGTTTCCCCTGCCTCAACCGTGTTTGGTAAATTTATACCCTTGGCAGTACCATGAAAGTTACTTCCAGAGGAATCAACAGCCTCTCCAGTCGCTCCATCCCAATAATCTTCGTCCATTTTATAAAGAGCTATTGGTTGTGGAATATCTTCAGGGGTAGGTTGCTGAATTTCCTGTTCCGCCAACTCTATAGAATATTTACCTTGGTTATTATCAAGAGAAACGGTCATTGATGCTGCACCAAAATCACGATTATACGAATTCTGATACGAGATAGGTTTAATTAAACCACCATTAAGCCTAATCTCGCTTATGATTTGCACATTTTTATTTGTTAAAGCTTCCTCGGCCTCAATTGATAATCTTCTTGACATAATTGTTCATACCTCTTAGATGAATTTTCTACCATCCTTTTCCTTTTTACATTTTGGGCAATTCTTCATGCTAACAATCTCCAGAACCATCCACGTCAAACTGTTTAAGTGTAATAACTAACGTATATAACTGATTTAAACCAGTCATTTTATAATTTTTATTAATGTTTTTTATATACCCCTCAAAAACTTCCCCCGTATGTGTTGTTATTCGTATTCCTGTGGTATTTCTTGTATATCCTTGTAGTTTACTAATCATTTCATCTGTAACAGTGAGCGGGGAAGCATTGAATTTAATATCCCCTTTTATAAACTCAACTTCTGGCGTAACTTTTGCTTCGTCTCCATCATACAACTTAACAAACGTAGAATTAGAAATCGTGTCCTGCGATATTTCCTGGGTTGAACTTGGGAATTTAACTGCAGAACCATCTGCATATAAATCTGTCTCCCATGTCGGAGTAACATCATTTAAATTATATATTTCAAGGCTCCACATATTAACTCCCTTTTAATTGTCAAAAACTTACACCACCTATTTCTTCTTGCACTATTTTTAGAGTGACAACTTTTACATAATGGAATCAGATTATATTCATTATTATTATATTTATCATAATCTATATGATGAACATCTAATTTTTGCTTCAATTCAGATTCCAATATACCACATTCTATACATACATGATTAAATGCTGATCTTATTTTTTCTCTCAGGTCCCTATTAAACCCAGGACCATATATTTTATCAGATTTTTTAACCTTCCATGCGGGAGAATTACTTCCCGACAAATATTTACGTTGATATAATATATGACATTTTCTGTTACAAAAATGATGTTTTGCTCTTCTCGCAAAATGTTTTGCTACCAGAACATCTTTTCCACACCAATCACATATAAATTTGACCTTACCACCTTTCCAATGAGGATTATTTTTCCCAAAAAAATTTGTATGATTAAGACTCATTTTTAATTTTGTTTTATCACCGAACTTCTTGCCCGAATTTGCCCCAACCCTACCAAGCCAATAACTTCTTTCGCCTAACTGAGAATGTTTTTGACAGTATTTTGCATTTTTAGTTATAAGAACATTACATTTTCCATAAATACATCTATTATTAAAAGCCTTTTTCCTTTCAAACGAATATTTCATACCATATTTAGAAATGCAATCCTTACAAAAACCACCATGTCCATCTTTTCTTTTTCTATTTATATGGAATTTGGTTATATCTTTTTTCATCCCACATTTATAACATCTTTTAATTAACACTAATCGACTCCTTGATACATTCTTGAGCTATTTATTGAAAAAGCATTCTCAAGAGCACTTACAACATCCTCTCCTGTCGCTTCATCACCAACTGTTATATTTATACTATCAACAGATACATTGGTCCCCATGGTAAATCTTGAGCTGGCTGGTAAAATTGGTTCTCCACCATGAGCAACAATTACTTGAGGTTCCCCTATGGCTCCTGGCACAATTCCTCCATTGGCAAAATGTGGTAAATTTTGGAAATAATAAGATTCTGGCAATGGATAAGGTTCTATTTTATCCCTGATATCTGTTAATATTCTATTAGATATGGCCAGTTTTGCATTTGTTGTATTTATGGCAGAGGTTATGGTTGTTGTTCTTTTGTCCTCGTCCTCCTTGTCTCCCTCAAACCAGCTTCCAATTTCTTTTCCAAGTATTGTAGATATAAGTGTAATACCTATTTTCGCCCACCACGGAGCTGACAATGCCTCCGAAATAGCAAGCCCTGCTGTAGCACCTATTGTAGCACCAATTTGTTTTGCTTCGGAATCTGCTGTTGCAGCAAATGCTACCCCAATTAATACACCTGTTCCTGTACCTATTAAATCCTTTGTTTTCTCCCAATCAGTGTCTGATTTTTTTTGGGCCCCACCTAGTCGTTTTATGTCATCTTTAGAGAGGAAATTACCAAACCCCTTTTTCTTTTCCTTCTCAAATGCTTCAAATGCCTTGGTAATTGCCCCAGATATTACCCCGCCAACCACATCTATTGTTTTACTTACTAAAGTTACACTAACTAATGTATCTAATATTTGTTTTCTAATTCCTCTAAAGAATTTAGCAAGAACCCCTCCCATTTCATCAATACCAACTACTGATAATAATGATTTAGCAAGTTCATCTGTAAGTTCAATTGTTTCCATAACAGCTGGACTCATTTTTTCAAGAACCAGGGTTCTCTCTAATATATTTGTTGTTGTTTTCTGTATCGCAGTTTTTAGCTCTTGTTCTTTTTGAATAGAATTAAGAATAATTTTATATGATTCCCTCTCTTTCTCGCTAAGTTCCTCTTCCGAACCAGAGAGCTTTCTTAATGCTTCATTATAATCCATAGTAGCATATACACCAAAAACCGTAAGATTTTTTATTTCTCTTCGAGAATTAACAAGAGAATCTAACTGTTTTTTTAATCGTAATTGCAATATAGATTCGGCAACAATACTTCTGTTTGCCTCTTTTCGTGTAATAGTATATTCTCTTTGAGCCTTATTAATACCTCTTAAATGTTCAATCTCTGTTTGTTCTAGTAATGATAATTGTTTGGTTCCTTCGTTTGTTACTTCGTATTCCTGATTCATTAACTTTTGAGCAATAGTAACAGCTTTAACACTATTATGGAGAACCGTCATGGATGCATCTAATTTATCATTAACTTCCACATCAGAACTAGCAACGTCCTGTGATTTTTTAAGCTCTATTCGAAGAATTTTAAGAATATTTATTAATTCTTCTTTACTCCTTTCCTCTACTCCAACAATCCTTGATGTTGGAGCGTCACCCTCGTCTGGAGCAGTTAACCCATAAAGTTCTTCCTCTCGAAGTTTGATTAATCCCTTTAACCATTTAACTTGGTTTTGAGCTTCCGCCTGCATCTCTTTATTGTGCTTTTTATATGCCTTAAGGGCATCTTCCCCTGTCTCAACTTCCCCAAAAATACTTGGTCTGCTTTTCCTTAGATCTTCTACCCATTTTGCAATTTTTATATGCGATTCTATAACTTCCTCCGCCACCAGCTTTCCTTCTTTCATCTTTCTAATCTCTTTTTCAATTTTACCAGTTAACGATGATATAGAATTTCCTGTTTTGTCTGATTCGTCCGCCATTTTATGTAAATTTTTACTTCCTAATACTGCGGCAATCGCCAAATCCACCGCCACAAAAGCTATCCCACCAAGAGCAATTTTCGTACTTATCGCAGTCCATTTTACTTTTTCTAAAGATGCTCTTATAGCATTTATGGCAATAACTAATCCATAACCCACAGCTGTTACAATAGCAATCGTTCCACCAATCATTACAACCGCAGGATTTAACGCATTTAATACATCTAAAAAATCAGTAGCAACAGAAACTACCCCGTACATTGCTCCCTGTAATCCACCCTTCCCAATCCCCAGCGAAGCTTCTTGGAATTTTGCCTTTGCTTGTTCAACCATCTTTGCCAATGAGGTCATAATAATTTCATTACGTTTTGCTGCTTCCCCAGCAGAATCCATTGAAATACTAACACCATCTTGAACCCGTTTCCAATTAGACATTAAAGCATAAAATTTATCTACCTGTCTTACTCCTGCCATTCTCTGTGCTAAATGCCGCCTGTCTGCAAGGCTCAAGGTTTCCCATTTTCCAGCTAATTCACCAAGAACTTCCATCAAATCTCTGAACCCACTCCTTGTTGTTGCAACTACTCCAGCAAGGTTATATAAATCATCTATTGTTTTAGGTCTATATGCCCTAACGAGAATCATTCTTACGGCACGACCTATTTCCGATCCGCCCCTTCTGGTCTTTTCAATCATTGCCGCCATCATCGACGCTGTTTCAGATACATTAAGCCCAAATTCCTTAGCAGTAGAACCAGCTATTTGCATACCTGTCGCAATTTCCGAAGTAGAAGCAGCAAACCTAGCATCAAGAGCCACAAGGACATCAATTACTTTTATTGAATCCTCTGCTTCTAAATTAAATTGGTTTAGTACTGCCGTAAGGAATGAGGTCGATTCTGCGGCTTTTAATCCAGAAACATTACTAAGCATTAAAGACGCATTCATTAATTTATTAATTTCAACAGTTGTTTTACCCTGCCTTGCCCATAATATCATACCATCAACAATCTTATTTATGGCAAATCCATATTTACTCCCCAATTCTATTGCATCATCCCCAAGTTTATTAACTTCAGTGGCAGAAGCCAGCGTCACGGCCCGAATCTCTGTTAAGCTCTTATTAACGTCATATATTGCCTTTCCTACGGCCGCAAACCCACTAACAACCAATCTTATAGCCCTATACAATACAAACCAACCAACAGCCCATTTAGCCATATTTAACACGTTTCTACCCATTTGTCGTTCTTGTTTATGATATTGTTGTGTTAAGTTTGCTAAATCTTTTTTCTCACCTTTTGTTAATGTAATCCCTCTTTGTTGAAGTTGTAAATATTTTGAAATTTGCCTTCTAGTTAATGTTATTGATTTTCCAAGTGCTTGTTCTTCAGCCCTGACCCCAGCCAGGTCTCTTCTCATTTGATTATGGGGATTTTGAAGTGAGTTTAAGGAACTTATTTGACTTTTATTAAGCTGTAACCCATCTGCTTGTGCTTTAGATAATAGTTGTATTTGTTGAGTTCTGGCAGTATCCATCTGACCAGTTTTCTTCCCCTGGGTAGCAACTTCTTGTAATTTTTTCTTTAAGGATTCTTCGGTATGTGCTTGACCATTGACTTGTTTTACTAATAATTCCCGTGTTTTGAGTTCGCCTTGAAATGCTCTGGTACGACGACTTATTATTTGTTCCCCTTTTTTTATTCCTTCCTGATGTTTAACCAAAGCATCACCATGCTCTTTAACCATTCTTCTATTATATTTTAAACTTCCAGAACTATCATCAATCCTTGATTGATAATCTCCTAACTTTTTTGTTTCGTCTTTTATTCCTTCTTTATGTTGTGTTATCGATCTGCCAGCTTCGTCTATCCTTTTTTTATTAGACATTAATGAACTATTAACCCTCATAAGACTCTTGGTTTCTTTGCCATTTAAAATAGACATATCACTTATAACTTTACCAACTTTTGTATTAGACGCTGCATATTGCTCGCTTATACCAGTAGCACCTCGCATAGCTTCTGCGTTTGTTACAGTTCCACTCGCAAGATCTTTAAGCCTAGCATGGGTTCTCGTAAGGCTACGTTCAACTACCTGTGCCCCTTGAACACTCATCATAAAAAGCAAGTTAATATTATTTTGTACTGCCATTATTTATCCTTCTCAAGTTTTTCTTCTTCGGCTATTTGGTTAAAAACATCATCTGACAATTTTATAGTTTTATGAGTTACTTTGTTTTTTGGTTCTTTCCCACCATTCCGCTCTATTTCTTCATAGGCCTCTTTCTCTATTAAATAATCCTCATGGGTAACACAAGAATCTAATGTCAATTGTTCCTCTGTTATTCCGTTTTCTTCGTTTAATTTTCCTGCGTCTCCCCAGATTGCTCTTCCAAAGGGGTTAAGTCCGTATCGCTTTGCAAATCTGAACCTGCTTCTAACCGAGGAGACGTTGGCAAGTTTTTTAAGTTAGTATCCTTTACTTTAAGAATATCCATATACTTACCCAAAATATCATTTATTCTTATTTGATTTAATGTTCCTACCTCGTCAGGAGATTTAAAAACCTTTTTATTATGATTACCCAATTCCCTTGCTGAAAAATATACTAATATACAAGCTATGGCATTGTTATATAATTCATCATATATTTCCTGATCATAATAATCATAAGCCACAATTACTTTCGATATTGGGGGCTTATAAAAAAAAAGCACCCTAAGATCAGAATTGTATGAATACTCATCTGAATTACAAAGAGTGCTTCCTCTAAATACCTTTAAAGTCCCTTCTACTATAGAATGGGGCTCAATTGAAAACGCCGAATTTTTTCCGTCGACGATGCCTGTTGGGGCCTTGTTCACATGCGATCTGGTTATAACGTCCATATCTATCGCTTCTTGTAGTTTCTTCTTAAAATAAGCATGATAGAATACTCTGCTATCAAACCCCGTTCTCACCCAATAAACTTTTTTCATCACATCATCTTCACCGATAGGAATTTCCATCTCTCCTTCGGGTCTGATAACTTTTGACAATACTTCATCATCTTTTTTACTAGCCTGTCTTAATGGACTAGACTTTTCCTCTGCCATTAGAGTCCTCCTCCTTTTCTTTTTATTTTACCTTAACTAAAACTTATCTTACTTTTACGCTACTTGATAAACTATCCTTATAACAGCTCCGTCTGTAGGGGCCGTAGTAAATACTATTGATGGATATGTTGGAGATATCCCACCAGAAGCGGAAAATGTATAACCATCTTCAATAACACCTGCTGGGGTTTCAACTAACAACACATCTGCAGCATTAACTACATCAGTATCTAAAATCATAAATTCTGTTGTAACTCCGTCTCCCTCCCATTGAATAACCTCAATTTTACCATCAAAAGCACCAATTAAATCGGCTCCTCCCTCAATAGTAACCGTGGCATTTGCATCTACCGCCATAGGAACAGAAGCTGTTCTTGACTTAAATCCTCCAGCGTATTTAGACAGGTTTACTTCCGCCGTATCTGGATCTTTAAACCAGCAAACCGCATTAATAGATTCAAATTCTGTAACAACAAGTCTTTTTGCTGAAGTAGGATTTAACCCAGACAACCTTGCTACTTGAACCAAATCTCTAACAAGCAACGTAATACTAACAGAATAACTGGCTGAACCATAAACAATCTTTGTAGCATCATAACCTAGCTCTGATACTCTGGTTTCAGATCTTTCCTCTGTAGTATTAAAGTTCTGTGCTCCTCTCAATTTATTTTTTACAGCATATGGTGAACTTCCGTCCCATACGTATACCTCAATATTTTTCCCCTGATATGCAGCTATGTCATGATCATTAAATGCCATTTTTACTTTCCTCCTTTTATTTTACGCTTTTATTTCTAATTTCTTATTAGTAATCTTGTAGTAGTGAAACTGAAAAAAACAATCGACCTCTGTTTTCTTCTAATATTCCTGGGCCACTTTTCCTAATTGGAATTGCGTCGGGTGTCGATACCCTCAAATAACTTAATAGGGGAGTAATCTCTACTACACTATTATAATCCCTGTATGGAATTGAACCTAACTCTAATGCGTCTTTTATTATTGACAAAAGAGTTTCTCTTTCTAATTCATTTCTTGCAAATATATCTATCTCAAATTCAACTCTATAATTACATGCTACTCCCATTTCCTCAGATTTTCGTGCATTATTCCGAGAAAAATCCAAAGCAACTGCTGGCATAGCTATTTCTAAAAAATTCCCTTCATCGTCTATTTTTGGAAAAGCATTCGTAAATTTCACTTCTCCAGCACCTTCTCCCACTGTATAGTCACTCTCATTTATTTTAGTAGTTAACCAACCATAAACATTCTTTTTTATAAGAGATAGCCTTTTATAATCCATTTATTACATACTCCTTCTCTTTTATTACAAATGAACTCTGCCCATTAACTTCATTTGAAAACCGTCTTCAAAATCTTTTCTTGCAATTGTTCCTAAATGCCTTTCTACTTTATCTGCCATATAAGCATGAGTTTTCTTTATAAAATGTATTCCAGATTTATTTGGATGAAATGTCGACTCAAATACACCATAACCCTCATACCCTGGCCATAATTTCCGATCTGCTGGACTTAAAGGCTTTCCCCAACTTCCTTTACTCGAACCCCAGTATTTTCTAAATTTTGTTATATATGCTCGCCCACCCCTTGCGGATGAATCTCTCTTGCCAGCCAAAACATGAGCATTTACTGGATACGTCAATTTTTTAAGGCCTGCTATTTGCCAATATCCTTCATATCCACGATCAAGAATATCCCAATACTCAAATAGTCCATCTTCGGTTTTTAGTCTCGACAGGGCCTCTGTTTCTCCAACCCCACGATGAATAGTATAACTTCCACTAAACCCACCCTGAACTCCACCACCCCTGCCTGATGAAATATTTACAGTTCCTATGCCATGTCCAAGAGCCCGGCTTCGCCGTATAACATCATACAGCCCGCCACGGGTTCTTTCTCTAACACCAGCATCATGTAATACTTTCTCACAGTAAACCGCACTATTATGTTGAATTCTGGCAAGCCTTGCATCAATCTTTTGCATAACTCGTCTTAATGACATATTTGGATTTCTTACATATTTAGAAAACCAATCAGGAACTGTTATGTCAAGCTTCATATTATACATAATTAGTTATGTCTCTTTTTTTTCTTCTTCTTCTCTTTTCAGTTCTTCTCTTACCTTGGGACTAAGTTTTATTATAGATTTAATCCCAACAATTTCAACCTCTTTGAAAAAAAGTTCAAGCATTCCAAGTAAATCGTTACCTCGATCAAGTAATTTTTTCCTAATTTTCTTAAATGCCTCTTCTTTATCTTCAGTTGTAAAGTTAACAACTTTACCACTAACAACATCAAGTTCGTCAAGAACATCCTTAAACAAATAGTTCATTCGTCGTCTTAACTGATCATAAATGTTTTTCCCTATTCCATCTGGAATATCAATTTTTTTATCATCCATCCTTGTCCTCCTTTTATTTAATCTTTGTATACCCTGCTACATGAAACTGCTATTTCCGATTTTAATGTGTCTATAACAATCTTTTGTGGGATAACCTCTATTGAGTCACTTATTGGGGTAATATCTCCCCCAAGTGGATCTATGTCTATCCGTGTCTCATATTTAATCGTATTTTCGAAAAAACTTCGAGATTCTATTCGTGCTATCAAAACACAATCTCCCACCTGCAGATTGCCTATTACTATTTCTTCTTCTACTGCTTCAGCTATCCATCTTACTTTTACATATTCATTGTGAACTGTTGTGGCATAAATCCAATATTTCCCACCACAATAAGAACAATTTGGATCCCGGGAAACTTTGTATTGAGAATCGTAAGAACAGTGACTACAACCCGTTGGATTATCCGCCAAGACTGAAATGTTTATCTGCTGTCCAAATTTTATTCTATTTTCAGATTCCTTTCTTTTTATATGACTTAATCTTTTTTCAAGTGCCATCTAAAATATCCCAAAATAAACTTTACCCAAACCAATTTTCTGTGTTAATTCTTCTATTTCTTGGTCTAGCCCTTTAATTAAACCACTATAAGGCATGCCACCAGCATAACTCACAGAATAATCTTTTTCTTTTTCTGCCGTAGCTCCCTTGGCCTCATATGCCCCCGCCGCCCATAAAACTTTTTTACAGACCATATAAAATGCCAATGATTGAGCAGCATTATATTCATTAATATCTCCATATGAATATACAATTATTACATTCTGTAAATCATCTACTGAAAATGTAAGGGCTGCTGTTGCGTCCTCTGTCAAAGCAGAACCCACTAATGATACTTTTCCCGACTCTGCATAAAAAACATAATCAGATTCGTCTATAAGAATATCATCAATGGTTACGCTCTCTATGGAAATTATCGGAGTATTGTTTAAAATCATGTCCGCAGTTCCATCTCCGTCCCGTACCTCTGTAATTTCTGTAGCAACAAACTTCTTTCTTGATAATTGTTCTATTTTACTTTCTGCTAATTCAAAATAAAAATCAATATCAACATCTTCAACAATATCAGAAGAAACCCTGGTTAAATTTCTTACTCTAGTTATTAACTCATTGTCGCTAAAAATTGGAGTAATTTCCATTTCCTATCTCCCAATGGGACGATAACAAATGTTACCGCCCCAAATTCTATTATAACAAAAAAGACTACGCAATAGGACCAACGTTCTTGATCATTACTTGTCTTTCTTTTGCTTTAACCGCAATTGCTTCATACAGTTTTACCCTAAATGCCATACCGTCTCCAGTATAAGGCACATCTTCGTAACTCACGTTTTGAACAGTAGGAACCACAATTTGAGATGTGTCAAGAACCATCGCAAAAGATGTATTTGTCTCAGGAGTTACACCATAAGCCAAATTAGTTGGAATGAACTGGGTTGATAAAACTCTAATTCCTTGATAATATGTTACAACTGTTCCAAGAGCTTGATCCACTCTTTCCCAGTTGAAAATCATTTTATCCCTCATATAACCATTTAAACTTTGCTTATCCCTTGACGAAACCACAATAAGATCAACCTTTCCGCCATTATCCTGGATGGTTCTTATTGATAAATCAAGAGCGTCACATCCATTGTCTGATCCAAGATCAGAACCAGCTAAATCAACGAATTGATCTACCTGGGCAGCTATTCCGTCAAAACCATCAGCGTCTGTATAAGCAGCACTATAATTTCCCATAACTAATGCTCTTTCCTCTGCTTGCGATAATGATTCCGTTGCTCCTTCAATTTCTGCCTGTAATGCATCAATATATCCACCAGTTGTTTTCTGTAACAGGTTAGAAACTTGACCTTCTGCTTTTATCATGCAGATGGGTGCGGTCCGTCTTGCGTATGTTGAATTCCCAGATGAGAATGTATCAGATTCATTATAGAATCCGGCACTTGTTAGTGCAGTCCTTACATTCCATTGATACGAATTTGTATTCCAAGGAATTCTCTTTAACAGCGTTCTCAGCGGGGTTACTCTATCAGCAAGTTCTATAAGAACAGGATCTAATTTTTCAGGGATTATTGTCCCTTCACCCTCGGCAGTTGTTAATGCTTTATAAATATCTAAACTCATTCTTTACTCCTTTTTAATTTTTATTCAACTTTTTAGTTGGCTTTCCTATCCTTTAATCTTAATTGAAGATTAAGTTTTTTCCCTAGGTCGAGCCCATTATAAGCTTCAAGTGCTTCTTTCTTTAGATCTTCTTTATCTTTTTCTGGGTCGACTGAAAATCCTTTTCTTTGTGTTTGAGGGATCTCGCTAATAATTTCTTCAATAATCCCCTTTAAGTTATCCTTGCTATTACTGTCTTCCAAACTGGCTAAACGAGTATTTACACTTTCCATAGTTTCTTTTATCTCATCAAGTGCTTTAACTTGGTCAGATTTTTCTTCTACTTTCTTTTCTTCGATTTTTTCCTCGGTCTTTTCTTCTTCTTTCTTTTCCTCGGTTTTCTTATCTTCTTTCTCTTCTTCCTTGATTATATTATTGTCAATATAATTTTTAATTTTGCTCATAACTTCTATTTCTTTTTTATCGCTTGTTGCTTTTATTGAATCATCCAGAACACCAGACATAGATCTTAATTCTGTCTGTTCTTTCTCAATTTCTTCGTCGGATTTCTTTTCCTCGGTTTTCTCTTCAGTTTTTTCCTCTTTTTCTTCAACTTTCTTTTCTTCCTTCTCTTCCTTTTTCTCTTCTACTTTCTTTTCTTCAGTTTTTTCCTCGGTCTTTTCTTCGGCCTTTTTATCTTCAACAGATTTTTCTTCTTTTTCTTCTTTTTTATCTTCCGTTTTCTCTTCTGTCTTTTCCTCGGTCTTTTCCTCTTTCTTCTCTTCTGTCTTTTCCTCGGGTTTTTCCTCTTCTTTCTTCTCTTCGATCTTTTCTTCGGTCTTTTCTTCTTCTTTCTTTTCCTCGGTTTTCTTATCTTCTTTCTCTTCAACAGATTTTTCAGCTTCAGTCTCTTTTCCTTTATCTTTTTCGGTTACTTCACTCATCTCTATGTTTCCTCCTTTTTCTGCAATTTCTAATGATTTTGTTACATACCATCGTATAGATTTTGCTTCAGGATTCATAGGTACAGTAACCAGGGAAGCCTCGAGCAATACCATTTTTTTGATGAACTTTACAACTTTCTTAACAGCAGCCACAAATTCTTTCTTAATTTCAAGAACACGAATTCTAACAGAAAACTTGTTAATAACCTCTTCTGTTATCTTTTGCCATATTTCCTCAACATCATTTGCTGCGGAAATCAATACTTTTATAAACAGTCCTCTTTTATCAAGTTTTGACTTTACAACTTTACCAATCGGAAAGTCTAGATTGTGATTATAAAGAACAGTTGAATTTCTTTCAAGATCTTTTTCTGACGCTTTAAATGCTTCATCGGTAATAACATCACCAGCTAAATCAAAGTCACCTGTGGCACAATATCCTTCAATAAATCTCTCACCACTCTTTTCTTGATATTTTTTAACGATGTCAACGGGAAAGCGAAACGTTACTGCGTTTAACTTATCAGCCATCTTATTTTCCCTCCTTTTTACTATTTTCTTTCTTTTCATATAAAATTATATCACAGTCTCTATTCTCATCTGTTTTTTTATTCTCTTCGTTTTCATCATCATTATCTTCCACTTCTTTCGTTAAATCAGAATTTTCCAAATGCGAATATCCTTTTGATATTAATTCGTCTCCAATCCTTTCATGATATCCCCTGATATCTTCTTGGTTAAGGCTTTTACCAAAAACATCAAGAATTTCTACTCCATTTTCCATGGCACCCCATACTTCATGAATTAAAGCGTGCTCATATAATAAATCCTCAGAAGCTTTTAATGTAATATCTTCCTCGGTATTTAATTTTACTTGTATAACAGGATTATCTTTGTCAGCAATAAATTTTGGGGATCCTTTTTTAAACATCTGAAACCCCCTGGGCTTTCTATATTTTAATGGCTCTTTAAAACGAATATATGACCATATGTAATAAACATATAATGTTTCCGCTTTTGGCCACCATCTTTGTCGTTCATCATCCGATATATGATGAAGCCATTCATATTCTTTAAACTGACTTAATCCAAGTTCCCTTGGTTCATCATCTATTATATAAATTCCATATACCCTATCTGAACATAACCAAAGAAGTTCCTCGGTATGTTTCTTTAATTTAACCGACTTAACCATAACATGGGATGTTCTTCCCCAAATATTTTCCGCATATGGAGGAGATAAATATAACATCCAGTTAGGCGGTGCATCCTCAAATCGTTCTGACAACCAACCCTTTAAAATATCTTCCGATTTTTCCTCCATCGTTTCTACGTCTTTTTTATGTTCTTTTATCCATGCTCTTGCTCTAGCAACTGTCCATTTGTCCTTTTCAAAAAGATAACTTTGAACTACCATACTTCCTTCTTTTTCTGCTGAGGACTTTTTTAATTTCCCCATTATCGCTTTTATGCCTTTTTTGGCAGAAATGGTTACTGTTCTAAAAGTTCCTTTCTTAAATAATTTTGGGTCTTTCATTCTAAATCTAATATAATTTTCAGTTATATCGGGAGAAGGTTTAAGTATGTCCTGCTCGTTCATAAAATCCTCCTTAAGGAATTGTAAGATAATACTATTAATAATCTACTCAATTCACATAAGTATTGCCAATCAAGTGCGGCCATTACTACAATAAGTTCTGATATCTCCATTACTTCCTCCTTTTATACTACTGCAATTAATAGAACAACCACTTGAAATAATACTATAAATACCATCTTAATCATTTTCTTCATTATTCGATCCCAGTTTTTGCTTTTTCTTTTTTTTCTTTATTTTCTGATTAGTAATTACCCCTATTTCCTCTTTCTTCTTCTTTTTACCCGTTTCCTCTGGTAACGTCGCTAATCCAGCATTTGAGAACGGAATTATTGGTCTATCACCCCATTCAACACGATGTAGTCCCCTTGTTGCTCTAACTTCATTAACCGTCCTTATTTGGTTTTTAAGGTCCCGTTCGTCCTGTTCAACAACAAACGCCGCATCTAATGAATCAACGGGATTAAAGTTAAATGTTAATTTTATACCAGGAAATAAGTTTTTAATAATTTTTCTATTTATTCTCGATTCTGCAATTTGTTGTAACGGTTTTACCGCTAAAGTCTTAAATAACGCAATTTGCTGTTCAGGAGAATTTCCCTGTGTTTCAACCATCCCTGCTATAAAAGGCATAACCCCATATTGTGTCACAATTTCTGTTTTAATGTTCTTTGAATAATCTTGGAATTCCTCGTCATTTGTTAATGATATCGGAGTAACCTTTACCCCGCCACCTGTAACAAGATTCTTATGAGGATTACCTTTTAAATCTTTTTCAGCTTTAGTAATAAATGCTTTTACATCTTCTTCTTTTGCATTTGGTCCTAAATCTATGTGAAGTCTTGGAGTAGCATTATTTTCAAAGAATTTAGCATTATACACTGTTGCATATATATACGCTGCTATAATATTCTTTAGTGTTGCTCCTGGGGCCAACCCATAATTTTCATCAAGCGGTGAAGATAGTTTATAGTGTATTACTTCTTCTGGAGAAAATATAATTTCTTTGGTCCCTACCTTTTGTGTATATCCCTCAACTTTTCCTTTTGCGTCAACATTTATCTTAATCGTTTGAGGATTAAGTCTATATAATTCATATGGAAATGCTATTTTGTATGGATCAAATCGTCTGTCGTTAATTTGATTTCTAAATTTAATAAACGATATCTCGTCTGTAACAATTTCTTGATATGCATCCCCATATGTTAATAGATCTAAAAACACATCCCTTAACAGGTCTTTAAATTCATCATCGGCATTTGGTTCGTCAAAAAATCTATGCAGAATTAATACATGCCTGTCATTAATTTCCTCGCCTCGCCATGGAATAAAGTGATATCCTCCAACTGTTGATGCTTTAGCAATTATGTCTATCGCTTTTCTAGATGGAGTTGAATTCTCATAATACTTTCTAAGCAAAAAGTTTTTAGACACATCACGAGATTTTTCTCCAGGACCACTTAAATCAAGAGAACCTACCGTTGGGGCATAACTCTTTTTTATGTCCTGAGCACCCATCCCGGATTTCATTCCACTAACTTCTTTGACAATGGCTTTTATCTGTGTTTTCGTAATTCCAGTAGATCTTCTTTTCGTTTTTCGTTTCTTTGTTACTGTTTTTTTCGTTTCTTCCATTTTTCCTCCAATCCCTTATAATTCCACCGTTCCAAAACATGGTCTATTCCCTACGGCTTTTATTACTCTTGATGCATCTATTATCCATGGTGCTACTGCATAAGCCCTCATCATCGCTAAATTATGATCTGGATTTTCATTATATACATAAGTACCGTCAGAAACTTTCATTTGTGTGCTTTCCTGTACTTCTATCTCAATTTGTAAATCATTTTTTGAAAATTTAATCGTATTGTCTTCAAATCTTTCTTGTAGTTTTAATGTTGAGAAAAATTTAACTTTTTCCGTGATGTCTTTTCCCTGATCGTCTTCCGCCGTCTTTACTCTGCCACCAAAATTTACAGCTACAGGAACATATGATTTCTTTGGAAATAATCTCTCGTCACTTAAATCTAAACATATTGATCTTCCAGGACCTCCAGCATCTACCGCAACAAATCCAGCATTATAGAATTTCGCAAGTTCATTATAAAATGTAGCCTGTTTTGAATAACTTACCTTTCTAAGAATCAATTTTTGAATTAATGTGGAAATACCATCTCTTCTGGCCCATATCCCTATTATTGACGGATCGGGGTCATATCCTGCATCCCCAGATAATTCTATTACAGAGTTAAGTGGAGGATTAACAAGTCTTAATCTTTCTATTCTCAAATCAACTTCAGGCCCTTCAAGTATTAGAGGATCATAATCTGCTACTTCAATTAAACATTTTCTCCAATGTCTTTCAGGAAATGTTAAATGGGCCATGCTTCCCCAATCAGCTCGAATCTGATTAATCCAGCCTTGAGAATTCTCTCCCCCGTAAATTCTTCTTAATCTTGAGGCTATCTTCTCATTCCACGTAGGATCTTTCCATTTTTCTATCTTGTATTGCTTAAAATCGGGGTCCACCGTACATTTGTAGAGATATGAATCTCTTACTCCATTAGGAACCCCAAATATCTTCATAATACAATCAGGATTAATACAACCTTGTAATTGCGTAGTTGCCGCAGGCATATATAATTGCCCTTCATCAACCCATAAAAAGTCAACATGGAGCCCTAATAATGTCTGGCCTCCGCTGGTACCCGCTATCCTGCCATGTAACTTGAACCCATTCCTAAATTGAATAAAATATTCCGGGGATCTAATAACTCTATTTGCCGATTTTCTTAATAAGACACTTCCATACATCCTCTGTAAAATTTTCTCAAATAATGGTTTTAGATGTGGTGCGTTTGGAGCTGTTATAAGTCCCTCTTTCCCAGGATTGTGTCTGGCTGTATAAAGGACATCAGACTCTATCAGAATTGATTTCCCAACTCCACGAGCTGAGGCACAACAAATATGTTCTTTATCTTCAAGAAGCATATCTTCTTGATACGACCTTGCTGGCCAAGGAAATAAATAAGCAAAAAAGTCTACTGGGTTAAAATAACTCTCTCCAAGTATCTTTTCCCCTTCAAATACTTTAAGTGCCATTTGTTTCTCCTTCTATCGGAGTAACACTTACCAGGGCACTTATATTCTCGGCTTTCTTGATTTTTTCCCAATCGGGATTTTCCCGGGTTTCTACGTTTTTGGATCCACAATGCTTACATTTCCAAACAAATCTGTCCATATTATCTGACCGATACTTTTTAAACCGTGCAATTACTTTTTCAATTGCCCCTTCTACGGTTTCATCTTCAGTTCGGTCAATTCGTTGGTCTCTTGTGATCCCAAGATTTTGCTGAACCTTAACCATCGCATCACTTATATTTATCAGACTTTTTATGAGTCTTGGTTCGTTCTTCCATAAACTCATTTTTTCCAATCGTTTTGCTTCTATTGTAAGTTGGAGGAATATTTTGAGAAGATCAAGTTCTGCCCCACTAAAATCGTAATTTTTGAGCAACTGATCTCTCCGTCCCTCGTAAAATAATTTTTCTTGTTCTGAAACTACTGGAAATACATCCCCGCCAGGTGCGTCTACATAACCAAATATTCCTTCTTCTAAATCTACTTTTTTCTTAACTAGTTTCTTTTTACCCTTTGGTGCGGCCACAACTTTTTTTAGGTTTTCAGCTTTTTTAGCCTTTCCGCAGGTTTTACAATATTTGTTTGGGGGCCTTCCGGGTTTTCGTTTAATTTTGAATTCTTCACATTCCAAACATTTGAATCGCCCAGCCCCATCTTTCTCTCTTTCCATACCACCAATTGTAACCTTAAAATTATCCATTTCCACTCCTGTGCTTCTCCCAGTATTATATTTTAACTTACTTAACTCATGTGTTTGAGGTAGGGAAAGGGTATAGGAAAAATTTAGTTTTAGTTCTTAGTAACGCTCTCGGTCCTTACACAGCACTGCCGTTCAAAACCAAAAGATATCCACGGAACCTTACTCCTACTTCGGCAATTGTAACCTTTTTCAGAGCGTAATACACGTTATGTCAAACTACACACAACTTGTCATGCTGTTTCCAGCTTTCTAATTATCGGTAATCCTATTATAGTCCCATACGGTAAGTCTTATATACATCAGTGGAAGAAACAGAACTCGAATCTGCAACCCCCTGCTTGCAAGGCAGGTACTCTCCCAATTGAGCTACTCCCCCACTCATGTATACTCTTAACTATACAATCCTTTGTAAATTTTAATACAACTTCTTGTATCATTTCCCCTTATGCCACTACATATTGCGTATAGGTCCCTACTTATAGAGAAACATAATGCAATAACGTTGATAAATTTAATCACATACCGACGATATTTTGCTTTATAAAATTCCAAAAAAACTTAGGGGCAATTTAGAAGATTTTGGCTGAACAATATATATTACTTGATTTCAAAATTTTTTATTTTAGGATCCCAAACAATCAAAATTTCAAATATAACTCTAAATTAGAGTACTTCTTTAGATAGAGTCTAATTTATAATATTAAGTCTTGTCTTTAAGTAAAAGATCTTGACTTATAAAAGCTTTAATTTAATAAAGACTTTGATCTTAATAACTGCTTCTATCTTAAAGGCAGGTCTTTATTTTTATGTCTTCTACTATAGATAGGGTCTAATATAACATATAAAGGGTGACTCTAATAAAATAAAAGCCTTTGTTAACATGAAGCTTCTATTTAATAAAAGCTTTAATATAATAAAAGCTTTAATATAATAAAAGCTTTATTGTAGTCGAAAATGTCGCAAATTCTATCTAGTTTTACCGACGATATGTTTCGTTCTACCGACGATATATTAACCTCTTGTTTCTTGCTACCTTGCCTGCTTTTGGCTCTATCTGCCTCATATCTCCCCCCAAAAAATCCGCTACCAAAAAGCCTTGTTATACATAAGCAGTAAGCCTTGGCCTTGATAGATTAAAAGTCTTATCCCCTATCGGGTATAAATAGCCCTTAATCCTCTCTTCGGCCCTTCAATATGAGCATATTATATCAGATCGGGTATAGCATAAACTAGGGTTGTTACAATTGCTCTGTAATGCTTGTTTTTTGCCCTTAATTAATTATTCGAGTAATGCTACCAGTTTCTAGGGAGGGGCTTAAAAACCCCACAAAACACGCCACCATAGGCATTCTGTGGCAGGTACCATCCAGTCTTCCCAAATATAAATATGTGACCTCACTCCAGTTTGTCTAAATTCCTCATAACGTTATTGAAACCTCACTGTCTATACACACCCGAAGAAAAATAACAATGTTGCATTTTCTATTTTTTAACTCATAAACCATTTAGGTAAACTTTTTAAACAGTCTTAGCGTTTATAGTCGACAGCACGGGCTGGGAATATAATAAAAATGTGACATAATTCACCTCCCCCCCCTATGTGAATTAAAGTCACAGTATCGTCGACAAAAGTGACATGTTTCAATAACATACATTATTGAAACAAGGAATGTGAAGAAATCGCACATTTATTTATACAGAATATTTTTTTAATGAGTGTGAAATAAGTCACGTGAATTCGTATTGTGAAATAAGTCACAGTTCCGATTTTGGGGTCAGAGTTAATTGTGTCACTTCCTCGTCGACAAACGTATAGTGAATAAAAGTCACGTGTCGAGATGTCACATTATATTCTTGGCGTAAAAAAGAAAAATAATCGACGACGACGAAGTGATGGATATGCTATTGAGATTGAAAAATACCGCTTGACATACTGGGATTCCTGTGGTATAATTGATTATATAGTAATAGTAATAAAATAGAGAAGGAGAGAGGAGCAGGTTCGATGATTAGATATAATAGTCAAGACGGGAATAGAGGGGAGGTGATAAATTTAACATTGACCAGTAGCATAAAAAACTTTAATAAAAAGGAGAAGAGTATGAGCGGATTAAATGTTGTTGATAATGGAGTGAAGTTGAACAAGGCAGTCAGGTCAAGTGGGAGCACAGGAAAGAGTTATGCATGCGACCTTGCTCATGAGTTATTGGGAATATTGCCGAATTTGGTGGCAATTAAAAAAGAGCATACCGAGGAGGGTGAATTCGGGCAGACA